TCTCTGAGCAGCTTTCATGCCGGGCTCATCATTATCAAACAGTACAATAATCTTAGCATACTTCTCTCTAAGTTTATTTATAACAGATTCTCCAATCATTGTATTCTCACTGTCCGGAGCAATACACTCTACATTACCAATACCAAGCTTCTTAAAAGACATAAGATCCTTAAGTGAAGAAACAATCAGTAGATACTTTGAATCATATTGCAGTTGATCCATACCCTGTGTATAGTTTTGGATCTTAATGAACTTCTTCTCTGGGACTTTAGGCATGTAAATCTTATACAGTTCACCATCTTCTCTAAAATAACCATAGACATAAGGTCTAGAAAATTTATAAGATCTGAGACTACCATCAACTTCAGTCTTTTCCATAGTAAAGAACTCCAGTGGAACAACATTGTATCTCTCCAGTATAGCTGAAGAAATCCTAAAACTTGTCCAAAACTTAGAGTCTTGGGAATTCCAGTGTCTCATTTGGAAATCTGTTACCTTGAACTTATCATGAAATTGTATGGGTCCTCTTTCTGCAGGTGCATTGTATTTAAGATACTCTTGGTAATCATTTAGTATTCTACTAACTGCAGTAGCTCTTGTGCTATAGTTAAATAAACACTTGACAAGTTCAATATGATCACCTTGAAAGCCAGAAGAGAAATCTTTAAACTTATAGTAATCCCCATTGCGATAGATAAACATGCTAGGAACTTTATCCTTTACATTAAATGCTGAAAGCATCTTTATATCTTGTCCAACAAGTTTTTCCTTTAAGTTCAGATAATATTCAAATACCCATTCTCTGGGTACATCCTGTAAATCAGATACTAAGTTCTTTGTTGAAATCATAACCAATAAAAATAAAGGGGGGAGGCTCCTGATTTAATCTAAAATCCTTGTTAATAATAAAATTTACATTGATAATTAATTAACTCCCCCCTCTATAAGGTGAGTTAATTAGTCTAGACTAAAGTCAGATGATGTTTTTGGTTTTTCAAATACATCATCATCCCCAAAGGACTTAACTTCTTTAACTTCTAGTTTTTTGACATGCTTGGTCTCATCAAAAGGAATTACTACACCCTCTTCAATAGCTCCAAATGCATACTTCTTTCCTTCTGCTTTTGGTAACCACATATCATAGTTGGTATAACCTGATTTACCTTCATATTCTTTACCAGCAATACAGAACTCAAGGAACTTACCTCTGAAGTCTGCAGTCTTATTGAATGCTTTAACAAAGTCTTCAATAGTCTCATGTTGACCATCTTGCTCAAGGAACCAAGAATCTAATTCCATTGTATGTGCAAGAGTTCTTAAGAAGATCAAGATAGATCTATCTCTCTGAATCTTAACACCAGATTTAGTTTCACCGTCTGCAAATGCATATTGGCTTGCTTTTACTCTGCCAATCTGACCTTCATAACGACCCTTACTTTCATCTTCTTTGTCAATCATAAAACCCTCAAAACCTTCAATAGGTTGAGTCTCTACATGCATCATAAGATGATAAGCACCAGGAATAAACTTGAATTCCTCAAGTTCAATGCTGTTAATCTTTAATACATGATTACCTGGAGTAATTGTTTTTGGTAGTCCTGAGCCTGCTGTGCCCAAATCAGTTGTGCTTAATGCCATTTTGTTTTGTTTTAAATAAGTTAATTAAATAATTGTCCAATCAGTAGCAATCATATCTGTTTGAGAAGCTAACCATCCCATAAGAATCTTATTGTCTGCTGTTTTCATTGTAATACATGGAAGAACTTCTGCAGTTCCGCCACTCTCTTCAGCAAATTCTTTATTAGCTGGACTCCAAAAACCACTTGCAGGAAGAGCTTCAGAACCTGGACTATATGCAAGCCACATGTTCTTTCCATTCCACCCAGAACGGGCTACACGGTGTCCGTCTTTAATTGCTTGTAAAGCTTGACCAAAACTGCCATAGCCTAAATGTAATGCCCCATAAGGACCTGGTGATGTTGAAATATCCATTTTTTCTTTGTTTTAATTGTTAAATAAATACTTTGTCCCAATGGAACTCAAGTTGTCCATGTTCATTCATCTCTGTTACTACGATCTCTTCATTTCTGAGATGCTCTGGTCTTGCTCCGCAAGTAACTTCCTCATTTGTCTTGAAAGACAAAACAGTTTTGTTACCCTTCCTATACATATAACCAATTGCATCAGCATTAGCACAGATTAAAGATTTAATTTTACCTGTCAAATCAATGTTTGCAGCTAGAACCATTTCTCCCTTATCATCAACTTGTTTATCCTTAATGTGACCAGACAAAATAATGTGGGGAGCTAATGTATCAATAAAATCCAAAACCTGAAAGAAAGCTTGTCTTAAATATAAATAACCGGCACCATTTGCTAGTGATAAAATATTATCACCTTCATAGTTTTTACCCATGCTTGTTTGCTTATAAAGCTTGATAGCTAAAGGACCTACCATATCTTCTAATGCAGTTACAGTATCAATTGTAACATACTTGTATGGATTACCTGCAGCTTTAATAGCTTTACCAGCATCAAGCAAGTCTTGAAGACTTGTAATCTTTACTTTAAGAGCTTCTACATAGTCAGCACCATTTTCTAAATCCAGAATCAAATTGTTTTCTAGACCAGCAAATGCTGTTGTTTTACCTGTCTTAGGCTTTGAATAGATAATTAATCTCTTTGGATTAACTCTTTCAGCCTTTACTTTTTTAGTTGGAAGTACTATACTCATTGCTTAAGTGTTTGTGCTAGTTTTTGAAAATCTTCTGCAATTCTTAAAAGAATATGTGAAGCTGATTCTTGTTTGTCAACAAATTGTATATCTTCTACATTTTCCTTAAGTTTTGGAATGAACTCATCTTCAAAATCTGGAAATACAGATAGACTTACTTGCTCTTTAGGAGCTTCAGCTTTTCTCTTCTCATAAAGATTTTGAGTAATCTCAGAACCATCCGGCATAACTACCATTAACTCAGACAAAGGAATTGTATAAGCATAATAGTTTTCACCCATTGCATTAGTACCCTCTTTTACATCATACTCTTCTGCAAAATAAGCATTGTGTTTGTACTTAAAAAGAGGTCTATCTGCAAAAGCCGGTTCAATTCCAGTTTCTTTTCCAGAACCATCTCTATTGATTTCAATAAACTCAATGTAGATATCTTCTCCTCTTTTTAACTCACTCTCAAATAGCTGAACTTGCTTACCAAACTTACCTTTCTGAAAGAAAGCAGTTTTAATAGTAAAGAAGGGATCAGTTACTTGAGCTTTTCGGAACTTGTCCATGTGATGGCCAAAGAATTCCTTTTCTTTTTCTTTTCTACTCATAATTAAATTTTGATGTTTTTACTTGCTTGGGCTGGAGTTGCTATTTCAACAATTCTCATGGAGTTTCTATCTAGCTTGAAGAAGCTTAATCTTGTGGTACCATTTCTAGATTTTAGGAAGTGGAAGGCTAAAGTGTCTTCATCACTAATAATAAATCTCTCTGGACCATACTGTCTAATCTTTCTGATAGAAGGTTTATTAATACCAAGAACTACATCAGCATGTTGCAATAAAGCATCTGCTCCAAATAAATCAGAATCTAATACATAATTCCCATAGTCACCATCTTTAGATCTCTCTGGGTTGTCTATGTTCCGGTTCAACTGACTTAGAATAAGAAAAGCCACAGGATAATGCTTCTTCATGTATGTCATGGCTTCACCAAGAGCATATAATGTTTCAAACTTATCCTTCTGACCTTTACCTACTTTAAATAAAGCTGAGTGGTCAATAGTAACCAGAGTGTTTGTGTAATTACCCTCTTGATCTTTGTGAGCTTCCATATAATAATGTATAGTTGCACACATTTCATCAACAGTACACGGATCATATACTACATCAATGACATCATTCCTTGCACTATCTTCATAGTACTGGACGCATCTCATGTATAGATCCTTATCTACCGGTTCACCTTTGGACATTAGTGTATTGTAATCAGAACCTGTATTCAGACTCAGCTTTCTGATACCATTGGTCTCATCAAGCATTTCAAACTGGAACTTAAGTACTCTAAATGTATGGTCTTGGTTCTCCTCAATAATATCAGAGATCAACTGTTCCATAAATAAAGTTTTACCTGTGCCAGGCCTAGCACCTACTACGGTGATAGTTCTCCATTCCAATCCATCACAGAAGGCATCATTAAATTTGGGCCATGAGCTTTTAAGTGATTTTAACTCACCAGATCTTCTAGCCTTCATTTTAAGAAGGGCTTTTCTAAGAGCGTCTCTTTCACTCACAGGCTTCAGAGCCCGGGCACCGTTAAATAAATCTGCCATACATTTGGATTATGTTGTTAACTTACTTTTTACATCATTATAGATGAAGTGAGATAAACCCACTACAAATTCAATTGCTAGAAACTGTACAAAATTCATCTCTACAAGAAAAGTATGAACTAACAGCCAGGAAACAAGACTTCCTACTATTGCAATCAAAAATAACTTAAGCCTAATCATACTATATTCTCTTTAAAGTAACTTGGTTCTTCATAATCATCTGCTTCAATCATATCACAATAAGTGGCTAGAGTAGAATCCCAAGTTTTATCTGTATTCTGTTTTCTAACAAAGTATTGAGAGTTTCTCATGTAGTTGTACCTATTCATAGAATATTCATCTACATACTTCTCTGTTGCTTTTAGTACTGTTTCCCAAGAATAACTAAAATTCTCAAAGAACCATCTAAATGCATTCTCTAAACCTTTAATGTTTACTCTTGCTGGTACACCACTAGGTAGTTTACCTTTAGGAAATAATTCATTATAAGTTTTAAGATTGTCTTGAAAGTCATCACCCATCAAAATCTTAGAAGTTTTCTTCTTAGATTTCTTGAAGTACCCTTCAACTTCAGACATAAATTTAAGACTATTTTCTGATAATTCCAAAGATTCTGTTATATAATTACCTGAAACTAGTTTAGAAAGTTCAAGAGAACTATTGACAGATTTATCTGGAACAACATTAATATGTATACAGTATAAAATATAGAACATGTTAGGTGTTAAGCCCATTTGGCTCATCCGAATAAAAATTTCTCTCATTACCAGATAATCTTATAATTATACAAATGCTGTACAGTGTCTCTAACTTCTCCAAAAACACCTTTAGAATCCCATTTGCTGCCATTGTAGGCAGCACTTGCAGGATGTGAGACCATAAATTTAGTACAATTTTCTCCACACATGTCTGCCCACTCTTGAGACTTTTTACCCATATAGACATACACAAGTCCTGGATGAAAGTTTTTTAAGTAATCAAACAGATAAGCTACAAATGGAGCCCATATCTCATAGTGCTTACCAATCTTACCAACTTCAGTTGTAAGAGCTGTATTAAGCAAAAGTATACCCTGTCGGGACCATTTTGACAGGTCTAGAGGTCTTTTATACCCCTCCGGGTATAATTTCTGGACCTCATCAAGAATAAACCTTAGAGAGGGTTGTTCTTTCTCGGTCCTACCACAACTAAATGCAATACCGTCTGCTACACCAAGTGTTGGATATGGATCTTGTCCCACCATGACAACTTTAAGTTCATCATAGGGACATTCTTCAAATGCTCTAAACACATCCTTTAGTACAGGAGTAAACCTCTTACCTTCATTGGAAAGATTGTAGAGATCAGTCAAGATCTTTTCAAATTCCAAACTAAATATAAAAGGTTTAAGAACTCTACCCCATCCACTTGGCTCAAGCTTATTAAATATTTTTTGTTTATAATCCTCAATGTCTAGCATATTGCTCATAATCATGTATATTTGTTAAAAAAGGATAATATAATGGCTAAAGTAACCGTAAAAGAAATTAAAGATGATGCTCTTGTTTCAGTAGAGATGAACAAGTCATTCTATTTTATGCTCAAGAACTCTTTGTTCTATCTGTTCAAAAACTCTCCTGATGGAGAACAAAAAGAAAAAGCACTAGCTGATCTAATGAAAAAAGAGTACAAAGATATGACCCACTGGGAACAATCTTTTTATACATTAACTCTATTACTAGCTGAAATAGAGAAACAGGCTACTGAAAAAAATCTATTTGCAGATGTGGAAGTTGAACTTCCAGATGATTCTACCCAAGATTGAGATTAAAATCTCTTCCTATTTCAACACAAGACTCTATAGCTAGAGCTAAATCCATTTTACTGCAGTCTGCAAAAGATTTACAAATCTCTGCACCATCTGCATC